AAAAATTATTTTTTAGAGATTATAACTCATTTAGGGATAAAGGGGGCGTTTGATACGATCTCCTCTATTTTGCAGGACATGATCCCCTGTAATCTGGTGCTGGATCTTAAAAACACTCTGGAGGAGGGAAATACAACTCCTTTTAGTGTGGCGGTAGTATCCTGTGTGGCTATGAGGTATCAGATCACAAACGATATTAACCCTAAGGTAGCTACAGAGAGCCCTATGTACTACGGTGTAGGCTTAGGCAGAGCTGGTACTCACATTATCACTCACGATATAAAGAGTACTGTAAATAAGAGCTCAGATCTCAATGTAGCACAGGCATTATCTACAGGAGGCTCCTCTGGAGCTATCACAATGGATATAGCTGTAAAGGATGAGGTAGAAAGTCCTCATTATGAGGGAGTAGGCGTTGGAATGGCGTTTACAAAAATCATTACCCACGATATTAACAGCAAAGCAACTAACAGCGGTAATACTACTGTAGCAAGCCCTGTAAACACAGCTACAGTTATTACAATAAATTAAAGAAAAGGAGTGTGATAAAATGGGTGCTTTTAAGAGTGCAGTAATCACAAAAAAAGGACAGGAACTCTTAGCAAAAGTGGTAGCAGGTACTACTAAGCTGGAGTTTACTAAGATCAAGGTATCCGATACTAAGCTATCTGGAGATCTGGCAAGTATGACAGGTATCGGTACTATCAAACAGGAGGAAAAGGTAGCCTCTGTAGTGAGAAAGAATGGATCTAATGTTACAGTATCCGCTAGTTTCTCTAATCAGACCTTAGGGCAGGGTTATTATGTAAGAAACTTAGGACTTTATGCAAATGATCCACAGGCTGGAGAGATCCTCTACAGTATCTCAGTGGCAGATGAGAGTACCGCTACAGCGGATTATATGCCTCCATTTAATGGTATCGGTGTAAGCTCCCTTATGGTGGATCTTGTAACAGCGGTATCTAATGCCTCTAGCGTAAAGGTAAACGTAGATCCTACCGCTGGAGCCACAGTAGCTCAGATCGTTAATTTACAGGAGCAGATTGACGATGTTAAGAGCTTTGTAGGCTATGAGAGCTCAGATGTATACGGTGTAGAGATTGATTTTCCTAATAGGCGGTTTACAAGAATTGCAGGAGCAGAAAATCTTACCGCTGGAGCTGATTTTGATAAGCTCAATCCGTGGGGCGGTAGAAAGAGATGTATCTTAGCTGATGATGGTACAGTACTTGCATACAGAGGAGAAACAGGGTACACAGAGGCAGGAGCTACTACTGTAGAGCTTAAAAAGACAGTAGACGGAGCAGAAAAAACCTATGCTAGTGGTACTAAGGTACAGGTAATGGTAGAACAGCCTGTATTTTATGTTAAGGCTGTACCTGTAAGCTCTAAGAACGCTACCAGCGGTAAGGGTAAGCAGTACACTAAGGGTAGATTTTATATCAGCCCTACACCTAAGGCAGGATTTACAGCTCCTAGAGCCTTTTACGATAATCACGGTATCGTACAGGATAAGATCTATCTCTCAGCGTTTGAGGGCTGTATTTATGATACAGATGCTAAAAAGTATCTTACAGCGGATGAGCAGGTAGCGGATTTTGCTACAGATATGCTCTCATCTATCGCAGGAGTTAAGCCAGCCAGTGGACTTACACAGAACCTCACAAGAGCGAATGTGAGAAAGCTCTGTGCTAACAGAGGTGCAGGCTGGGAAAGTCATAGTATTTTTGCTATGGCGGTTACAGAATGGCTCCTTATGATTGAGTATGCTAGTTTAGATGCTCAGCGTAAAGTAGGTAGAGGAGTTTGTGATTTTACCGATGATAGTAAAACTAATATGGCTGTAGTAACAGGTGCTACCTCTGGATTAGGTAATGGATCTGGTATTGATCCTAACGGTGGCGTAGATGGTAAGTGCTCAGTATCTTACAGAGGAGAGGAAAACCTCTGGGGTAATATCTGGACTTGGCTGGATAAGGTAAATATCTTAGCTAAAGGACAGAATGAGGTATTTGTGCATGAGATCGGAGCTACAGTAGCAGATGATACTACCACAGGATACAAGAGCTTAGGCTATCACTGGAGCCATAGTAACGGTTATCAAAGTGCCTTTGGTATTGATCCAGAGCATCCAGAGTTACTTATCCCTACAGAGGCTAGTGGATCGGATGTATTCACAGGTAACTTTGTATGGCAGAATTACACCTACAACGGTTTCTTGATTGCTATATTGGGCGGTGGATGGAATGGTGGCTCTAGTTGCGGTTTCAGTCTGAATGGTAATGATACCTCTGGTTATCGCTATCGTCGTGTCGGCGGTCGCTTGCTGTATGTGCCTCAAACAAAGGTTGCTTAAATCTTTGAGGAAAAATAAATAAAATCAAAAAGGGTAATAGGAGGAGCTGGAAAGCTCTTTTTTATTACCCTTTTTGTCGGTAGCTGATAAGGTTTCTTAATTACTAAATTAGGCAGTAAATGGAATAATGGCTCTAATTGCAGTTTCAATCTGAATGGTAATAATACCTCTGGTAATCGCAATCGTAATATCAGCAGTCACTTACTATATGTGCATATAAAAATAAAAGAAAATCAGAGAAATATGTGTTCACTGTGACACTTATTTTACATTAAGTGAGTAACAGCTACCGTGGCTCTTGCCAGAACATAAAACTCCTCTATGAGGAGCGGTAAAAAATAGCTAAGAGGGTGCTTATGTGCGGAGAGATCCGTAAACCATGTTAGCCTAGCAAGCTAAGAACTGATTGTTATGTGAACGATAGCACAGGGGTACTACAACAGGTAGTTAGCTCCCTCTTATGCACATACAAAATTATGATAAGGTGGGTGCCAAAACACATGAAAGATACTGGAGATTTATTTTCTAAGATATGCGATATGGATAATCTTAGAAAAGCCCACAAGAACGCAAAGAGAGGTAAAGGGTGGTATGCAGAGGTAAAGCGTATAGAGAAAGATCTGGATCATTACCTAAGGAGGCTACAGGAAAATCTAATAGAACACAGGTATCATACCTCAGACTATGAAACTTTTGTAAGAAAAGAGGGAAGTAAGGAGAGGGAGATTTATAAGTTACCGTACTATCCAGACCGTATATGTCAATGGGCTATCTTACAGGTTATAGAGCCCTACTTACTTAATTCCATGACAAAAGATACCTATAGTGCAATCCCTAACAGAGGGATCCAGCCTATTATCAATCAATTACGAGGGTATAAGAAAAAGATTAAGAAAGATGGAAAAGTAGTAGCGGAGAAGTGGATACCCAGTATTTTAGTATCAGATCCAGAGGCTACAAAGTATTGCTTAAAGCTGGATGTAAGAAAGTATTATCCCAGCATTGTACACGATGTATTAAAGGCTAAGTATAGAGAGCTCTTTAAGGATGAGGAGCTTATCTGGTTAATGGATGAGATCATAGATAGTATTAGTACTTGTCCAGCCACAGAGGAAAATATAGAGATCCTCCAGAGGCTAGGTGTGGCGGTAAATATTATCATAGACGATAACGGTAGAGAGTTTGTGGATGGCGTAGGTATTCCTATTGGAAACTATGTTAGCCAGTATGACGGTAATTTTAATCTATCTGTAGTAGATCACTGGCTCAAAGAGGTTAAGGGCGTTAAGTACTACTTTAGATACATGGATGATATGGTTATTTTCGGTAGCAGTAAAGAGGAATTACACAAACTCAAAAGAGAGTTAGATGAGTTTATGGCGGTAAATCTTAAGCAGGTGCTTAAGCATAACTGGCAGGTATTTCCTACTAAGGTAAGAGGTGTAGATTTTGTAGGCTATAGATTTTTCGGAGAATATACCTTACTCAGAAAATCAACTTGCAAAACATTTAAGCGTAGGATGCTTAGCATCTCCAGTAAAAGAGAAAACAATGTGAGCCCTACTTATAGTGAGTGGTGCTCATTTAATAGCTATGTGGGCTGGCTACAGCATTGTGATAGCTTTAGGCTATACCAGAAATATGTAGAGCCTAATGTAGAATATATGCACAATTATTACTTAAAGGAGGTAAAAGGTAATGCAGAAATTTGTAAACGTAAGAACTACAGCGGAGAGCGTAAAGCCTCTTGAGATTGATGATTACCATGTATATGTAAATACAGGTATCAAAGAGATCCATGAGGAGGTTAAGGAGGGAGATCTTAGCTCTGGGTTTGATGGGTTTGAAATTGAAACACAGGAGATCTATGAGAAAGATGAGTACATCCAGCTCATGGCAGAGAAAAACAGTTCCTTAGAGGAGCAGGCTACAGATTTACAGTTAGCCTTAGCAGATGTGTATGAGCAGATGTTAGGGTTATCAGCTAACTAAGAGGGAGGAGAAAGATTATGGCACAGGTTTACGCTACTTTGATCCGCAAAGGGTTAAGGACTATTGATAATATACCAAAGGATCTCAGAAAAGCCGTACAAAAAATCTTAGACGGAGATAATGAGTAGTATGTTACTCAATATTATCTTAAAAACAATACTCAGAAAGGAGGTAAAGGCTATGGCAGTAATTTACGCTACCCTTATTGTAAAGGGCAAAAAGACGATCAATGATGTACCACCTGTAATCAGAGAGCAGGTTAAGCAGATCCTCATTGATCTTGATTTACCAGAGCTTGCAGAGTAAGCCACAGGGGGAGAGCTAAATGCTCTCCCTTTTATTATGGCGGAAAGGAGGATCTTATGGATATGGCTACAGATGCAGATATTAACATCGAGCACAGACTTACTGAGGTAGAACAGCGAGCAAAGAGTAACACTAATCGACTTAATGAGCATGATGAGATACTCAAAAGTAACAGTGAGATGATCGGAGCTATAAAGGAGCTGGCTACTGAGGTTAAGTATATGCGTGGGGATCTGAATGAAACCGTTGAGAGGCTTAACAAGCTGGAGGGTAAGGATGGGGATAAGTGGGATAAATTCAAGTGGCTTATTGTAACAGGGCTTGTAACACTTATCTTAGGATACTTAGCTGTTTCTGTAGGATTAAAGTAAGGAGGGGATCCAGTTTATCTCTTTACCTCATTTTGAGGTATCGTAGCAACTATTAACAAACTCACAAGGAGGTACAGTATGAATTTAAAAGTTAGAGTAAAAAATCCTGTATTCTGGGTACAGATTGTACTTAGTATTTTAACTCCTGTGCTTGCGTATGCAGGACTTACAGCACAGGATCTTACCACATGGAGTAAGGTAGGGGAGCTCATTGTAGGAGCTATCTCTAATCCTTATGTACTCTCTTTAGTGGCGGTATCGGTTTGGAACACTCTGAACGATCCGACTACAAAGGGATTAGGCGATAGTGCCAGAGCAAAGAGCTATACAGCTCCACAGTAAATATATTTATCAGACAGACAGGGAGAGCCTTTACAGGGCTCTCCTTTTTAAGTGTTTAGATCGGAGGTATTATTATGACAGAGAAAGAAATCAGATCAAAGGTTGTTGAGATCGCTAAGGGTTGGTTAGGCTGTAAAGAGAGTGACGGATCCCATAAAAAGATTATTGATACTTATAACGCTTGTAAGCCACTCCCTAGAAGTTATGCTGTAAAATATACAGATGCGTGGTGTGCTACTTTTGCATCCGCTGTAGGTATCAAGGCAGGGCTTACAGATATTATCCCTAGAGAGTGTAGCTGTAATCAGTTTATCCAGCTTGCTAAGAATATGGGTATCTGGGTAGAGAATGATGCTTACACTCCATCCGCTGGAGATATGATCCTTTATGATTGGGATGATAACGGAGTAGGAGATAATACAGGTAGTGCGGATCATATCGGTATTGTAGTATCTGTATCTGGAGGCGTTATTAAGGTTATTGAGGGTAACAAGAGTAACGCTGTAGGCTATAGAGAGCTTGCTGTAAACGGTAAGTATATCAGAGGCTTTGTTACTCCTAAGTACAGCTCTAAGGCTACTAAAGAGGAGGCTCCTAAGCCATCTGGTAACGGAGGAGGCTCTTACAATATTGGAGATATTGTAAACTTTACAGGATGCCTCCACTATACCAGCTCTACAGCTAGTGGCGTTGCATATGGCTGTAAGGCAGGACAGGCTAAGGTAACTAACAAGGCTGAGGGTGCGGTACATCCGTATCACTTACAGGCTATCTCTGGTAAGGGCTCTACTGTATATGGCTGGGTAAATGCTGGAGATATTTCTGGTAAGACAGGCGGAGGATCCGCTAAGACCTACACAGTAGTTAAGGGAGATACTCTTAGCAAGATCGCTAAAAAGTATGGAACTACTGTAGATACTCTGGTTAAGCTCAATGGTATCAAAAATAAAAACCTTATTAACATCGGACAGGTAATCAAGTTACCTTAATCCTTTAGGCACTCCTTAATATTTTTTCATATAGAGGGCTACTGGCTGTAAAATGCTGGTAGCCCTCATTTTTTAGTTGTATCTAGTATATAAGGGGTGTATAATAGATAGAAACTGAAAAACAGCCTCATAAAGCCCTCTATTTTATCGAGGGTAAGAAGTCTACACCTAATATATAAAAGTGGCTGTATGAGGCACACAGGAGCTCACAGGACTATTACAGGAGGGTAAACAGGATGGCATACAGGAAAATAACGGATATAAGAGATACTATTGGTATGAGAGCGGTATTTTATGCCAGAGTATCTACAGCAGAGGAGGAACAGCTAAACGCTATAGAACTCCAGATTGAGGAGAATAGAGGATGTATTAAGGATCATGGCTGGAAACTGGTAGGAGAGTATATTGATCGCAGTAAGAGCGGTACGATGGTAAAGGGCAGAGATGATTACCAGAGGCTCTATGAGGATCTGTATGAGGATCTATTTGATATTGTAGTAATCAAGGATCAAGAGAGGCTCCAGAGAAATACTCTGGATTGGTACCTCTTTATTAACAGGGTAGTACAGACAGGAAAGCTCCTGTTTATGTACATGGATGGGAAATTTTACTCCCCAGATGATGCTCTTATCACAGGTGTACGAGCGATCATAGCGGAGGAGTTTAGTAGAAATCTTAGTAAGAAACTCCATAACTACCACGATCACAGAATAGAAAAAGCCAGACAGGGGCAGGAGATAGCCTTACAGGGTAGTGGTAATGTATATGGATGGGATAAAAAAGATGGTAAGTATTATATAAATCCAGAACAGGCTAAGGTAAGGAGGCTCATGTGTGAGGGAATTATGGCAAGAAAAGGATCTACTCTCATCGCTAAGGAGCTTAATGATGCTGGATACCGTAACACGGTAGGGAAACCGTGGAAACCTATGGATATACCTAAATTTGTATATGATTGTAAAAATGTAGGTACCATGATTATAAACAAAGAAAGACACGATTTTGAGAGTAAGCAAACTATAAAACTCCCTAAGGATGAGTGGGTATATGTAGAAAACGCTCTCCCTCCGATAGTCACACAAGAGGAGTGGGATCTAATCTGTAAGATCCATGAGGAGAGAGTAATAGCCACAGGATCCGACAGGAGAGGCAAGAAAACCAGCGGATACTCTTTTAGTGGTAAGCTGGTATGTGGTATCTGTGGGGCTCCTTACTGGAGGAAACAGAGAGTATCTAAGGATGAGTACTGGGTATGCAGTACAAAGCAGACTAAAGGCAGGAGAACCAGAAAAAGAGATAGCACGATGGGGAAAGCTGGAGAGATAAATCCTTTAGGCTGTGATAATGAAAATATCTCTTATAACTCCCTCATGGAGATAATGGGGGTAGTATCAGAGCGATTACAAGCGAATACAGACACAATAAAGCAGGATATGATAAATTGGCTTACTAAGCTCAGAAAACAGCTCCTAGAGGCAAATGGAGGGCATACAGAGGCAGATCTACAGCGTGAGCTCTCCAGAAAAAGTAAGCTACTGGATGCCTACTTAGATGGGATCCTAAATAAACAGGAATACCAGAAAAAAGCAGAGGAGTTAGATGAGAGGATCATCCAGCTCAAAGCAGAAACAGAAAAGAATAAGGCTAACTCTGGAGATATTGCAGAGATAGATAAGGTACTGGCTAACATAGATGAGGAGGTATCCAGATATGTAGATGGTAATGAGAAATTAAAAGTAGAATACCTCTTAGAGCACTTAGAGCAGGTACAGATATTCCCAGATAAGGTTATAGTTATAGTGCCGATATTGAGTGAGGGGATAGTAGTAGAAAAAGCTCAGTATGTATCTAGGGAGAAATGTTCCAAGATACATACTGAAAGTATGATCCACTACTTAGAGGATTATATGTACTGTACTAGAAAGCTGGGGCTTTATGTGCAGTTAGTAGCATAAATTATATAGGGGTTATCTAAATATATTTACCTCCTGTGATTAAGTTATATAAAGACTAAATCACAGGAGGTTTATTTTTATGATAACAGTAGAAAAACTGGAAAAAGGTACTTATTTTGATGATGCTTTTAAAATCTCATTTAGATATGATCCCACTACTGTAGCTAAGGTAAAAGAGCTGGCAGAGCGGAGATATTTACCAGAGGATAGAGCGTGGGAGATCCCAGCACATGAGTTACCAGCTCTCATAGAGAAAGTAGGGCTTAGCAATATCAAAAGTGAGGAGGCTGTAGTACAAGCCCTCAATACTAAGGAGATCGAGGATAAAAGGGAGGCTACACAGGAGAGGCTAAAGGGTATTAAGCCTGTAAGAGATTTTGATTTTAAAACAGCTCCCCTCCCTCATCAGATCGAGGCTTTTAATTATGGAATGGAGAAAAACTCTTTACTTATCGGAGATGAGCAGGGCTTAGGCAAGACAAAGGAAAGTATTGATATTTGTGTAGCCAGAAAGAAAGAGCTCATTAAAACCCTTATTGTATGCGGAGTAAACTCTGTAAAATATAACTGGGAGAAAGAGATCCAGATCCACTCTAACGAGGGCTGTGTAATGGTAGACGGTAAGACAATGGATGTTAGAGTACAACAGCTAAATGACTGGTACAGAGGCTCCTCTTATTTTGGGGTTATCAATATTGAGAGCCTCAGAAATGAGAAAATACAAGATGCTCTTTATCTGGGGATTAAGGATGGATATATAGGGGCTATTATTGTGGATGAAATCCATAAGGCTAAAAACGGAGGCTCTCAACAGGGAAAAGCTCTTAGATTTTTGAAAGCTCCAGTTAAGATAGGATTATCTGGTACTCCGATGAATAAAGCGGAGGATCTGTGGAATATCCTTACATGGCTGGGAGTAGAGAGGAGATCCTTTTACAGTTTTAGAAATGCTTATTGTACTATGGGAGGTTTCGGAGGCTATAAAGTAATCGGATATAAAAACTTAGATAGCCTCAATGCTGAGTTAAATACTGTAATGCTTAGAAGAAAGAAAGAGGAGGTACTAGATCTCCCTCCTAAGCTGTACAGTACTGAGTATGTAGAACTTACCACAGCTCAGAAAAAACAGTACAGGGATATTAAAAATGGCATTGTAGCGGATATGGAGAATATCTTAGCCTCTGTTAATCCTCTTAACTGTACTCTCCGCCTCAGACAGCTTACCAGCGGTAATCCTAACTTAACAGATGATAGCCCTAAGCTGGATCGTATTAAGGAGATGCTGGAGGAGGAGATTATCCCTAACGGTCACAAGGCTATCATATTTTCTCAGTGGAGCACGATAGCTAAGGATCTGGGGATAGAGCTTAGTGAATATGATCCGATTGTAATTACAGGAGAGGTACCTCCAGAGCAGAGGCAGAGATTAGTAGACAATTTCCAGACTAACCCACACTGTAAAGTAGCTATAGGAACTATCGGAGCTATGGGTACTGGATTAACTCTAAATAAAGCCTCTTATGTATTCTTTATGGATAAAGCATGGAATAGCGGAGATAATGCACAGGCTGAGGATAGAGCCCACAGAATAGGTACCGTAGGGGCTGTAAATGTAATCTCTATGGTGGCTAAGGGTACCATAGATGAGGCGGTAGAGGATTACCTGTTAGAAAATAAAGATCTCATTGATCGAGTAGTAGACGGTAAAGGATCTAAGCAGGATATTAAAACCATCCTTAACAAATTACTTAGCATTTAATATACAGGTGTGGTATAATAACTCAAAATGGAGGTACATAATGAGAGCGATAACAATAGATGCAGATACAGGAAAAAGAGTATACACAAGGAAAGAGGTAGCAGATCTGGTAGGAGCCTCTACTCAATCTATCCGTCTCTGGGAAGATGCTGGAGCTATTCCAGCAAGTGTAAGAGATGAGGGAGGCTATAGATACTGGTATGAGGAGGATCTGGAGGCTATAAAGGCTTATGCCTCATTACCGAGAAAAGCAAAACTTAAAAAGTAACCCTAAGTGTGAGGAGAGCTTTTACGCTCTCCTCTTTTTTTTTGTCCTTAATTTTGAGGGCTATCTAAAAAATTACCGTTTGTGTGATTAGGTTAAGTATCAAAAGAAAAGGAGGTAAGCAGGATGCTTAAAATCAGTTTTACAAATGCTGAGGTATCGGATCACGGATACGGTTTAGAGGTAAATGGTAAATCCTTAGAGGATATTATTTCTACCGCCTTAGGAACTAAACTTAAGGGTAATGGTGGTTATGGATCTGGATTACCTAGCTTTAGCTCTAATAGCTGTGATGTAACGGTTACTATCAATCCACACGATAAAGAGTGTGAGATTGAAACAAGGGATAACGTGTGGCACAGCGTAGAGGAAATGGAGGCAGAAAAGAGTGAGCAGTTTCAAGAGGAAAATGCAGAGGCAGATCCAGAAAAATAATGGTACCCTCCTCCACAAAAAGGTAGTAGCTAGAAAGATGGGCTGTAAATCCGTGGAGGAGTATAACCGTAGAATGGCACGCAGAGAAAAGAATTTAAAAGAGATGGAGGATAACAAAGATGGCAAATGATTTTACAGCAAGGGTAGCAGGTATCAGCGTAGAGCTGGGTATGAGTATACAGAATAAGAGTGGTATCTGGTGTAAGCCTACAGTAAAGATGGATCTTAAGATTGATGGAGGTACGAACCCTCAGCAGAGAGAGGCTATTATTAAACAGGCTTTTGATGAGGTTTGTGATAACATTGAGAAAACCATCTCAGAGATGGAGTAATACTTACAGGGGGGGGGGAGTATCTCTCCTCTCTCCTTAACTGGAGGTAATTATGGCAAAACAGGTAAAAGTAAGAGAGGATAATTACTTTGCTGTACAGGGCTGGATGGTAACAGAGCTAAAACTAAAGGGTAATGCTCTTATGCTCTATGCGATCATCTACGGATTTTCTCAGACTACTAACACAGCTTTTACAGGGAGTGTAGACTATCTCTGTGAGTGGCTGGGTGGTGTATCAAGACCTACAGTAATTAACACTTTAGATAACCTAGTTAAGCAGGGGCTCCTCACTAAAAGTAGTACCACTAAAGGGGCTCTCATTTACAACAGCTATACAGCTTTAAGACCGAGTAAAAAAATTTTATCCGATGAAGATCCAACGAGTAAAAAAACTTTACCCGATACGAGTAAAAATTTTTTACTCAATAAGGATAGTAAAGATAATATAGAAAAATCCATCTCTAAAGAGATGGAGGGCAAAGCCCCTAAAAAGAAATCTTATAGTACTATCTTAGAGGATCCTGTTAATAAGTTTGTGAAAGAGGCTCTTAGTAAATTTATCCAGTATTGTAGGGGTAAAAACTATACTCCTAAAGTAACTACGGTAGAAAAGTTTGCTAGTACTCTTAGAGATAATGCTGGAGAGGATCCTGTAGTGGCTCTAGCTATTGTGGATCAGAGTATAGATAAGGGATGGAAAGATCTCTATCCACTTAAGAACTATGGTAGACAGGGAAAGCCTACAGCGATCAGTAAAAAATTTAGTGGTAATACCCTTAAAGATGCTGAGGGTAAAGATATTGTGTTTAAGTAATCTGGAGGAGAGTGTAAAAGCTCTCCTCTAAATTTTTACCTCTTTTGTGATTAGGATTACTCAAAAGGAGGTAAAAGCGGATGAAATGCTATGCAAGTGATTATTGCCAGAAAGATAAAAGTTCCTGTAGTGATGTATGCGGAGGCTACAGAGTACTTAGAGCTTTATACAATTTAAGCAGGATCCCAGAGAGATACCGTTATACTATCGCTCTTAAGCCAGAGAATGGAGAGGATCTGGAGGCGTTTACAACACTGGATAATTATAAAAATGATGTGCTCAGTATGGTAGATGAGGGCAGAGGTTTATATATCTGGGGAAAGAGTACAGGGAATGGTAAAACCTCATGGGCTTGTAAGATTATGAGTTATTTTTTCAGAAAGATAGCTTTTAATACAGGGCTGGAAAATGAGGGGTTATATATTTTTCTACCCACTTTCTTAGAAGATCTCAGAGATAACTATGATAACAAAGATCCAGAATTTGATGAGGTACTCAGAATGATAAAAACCTGTAGGCTCCTTATCATAGACGATATAGGAGCAGAGAGGGTAACAGATTGGGTAAGGGAGAGGATGGTAAGTATTATAAATACCAGAGTATCTAATAACCTCACTACGATCTATACCAGTAACCTCTCTCCAGAGGAGCTTAGGGGCGAGTTAGGGGATCGGATAGCCAGTAGAGTATTGGGATCCTCACAGGTAGTAGAAATTACAAGCGGAGATAGGAGGGGGTTATAAATGGCTAATATGATTGAGCAGAGCTTACTCTGTAAGGTATTAGATGCTCCAGATCTGGAGATCCTCCACTCTAACGGAGTAGTAGAGGAGATGTTTCTTACCTGTAAGGATGAGATCCATTTTATCATAGAGCATTACAACAGCTATAAGCAGATGCCAGATAAATTAACCTTTTTAGGCAGGTTCAAAGATTTTCAAATGCTGGAGGTTACAGAGAGTACAGATTACTTAGTATATAAGCTCAAAGAGGCTTATACATATACTAAGCTGGTGCCTCTGATTGAGGATACAGCAAAGGTAGTAAAAGAGGATAGTATTAAGGCTATCCAGTACCTCAAAGAGGAGTTAGAAAAGCTGGAGAAATCCGTACCAGTGAGCAGGAATAAAGATGGCTATGATATTATCTCTAACGCTGGAGATCGCCTTACAGAGTATAAAAAGCGTTGTGAGGTAAAGGGGCTTATAGGTATTCCTACAGGTATCCCTAAGCTAGATGAGATTACTAATGGCTGGCTCTGGGGAGAGGATCTGGTAGTACTCACAGGGCGTACTAACGTGGGTAAAACATGGATCGGAGAGTACTTTGCTACTATGGCGTGGAATATGGGTTATAAGATCCTTATGTACTCTGGAGAAATGAGTACCGCTATGGTTGGTTTTCGTTTTGATACTCTCAATAAGCACTTTAGTAATATGGGGCTCCTTAATGGATCTGGTACTCTGGGAAAGAAACCAGATACAGACGGAGCAAAGTACTTACAGGAGGATTATGAGAAGTACATAACACAGCTCCAGCAAAAGAGCGGATTTATCGTAGTTACTCCAGATGATTTTGAGGGGCGTAAGCCTAATGTGGATGAGATCAAGAGCTTAGCTATTAAGCATGGGGCGGATATGATTGTAATAGATCAGCTCTCTCTTATGAGTGATAAGCGTAGGGCGGATATACCTAGAATAGCTTATAACAATATCTCAGAGGATCTCTTTTTGATGAGTAAGGAGCTCAAAAAGCCTGTACTCCTTATGGCACAGGCTAACCGTGAGGCAGTTAAGAACCGTAAAAAAGGAGAGAGCCCAGAGCTCCACGATCTGGCAGAGAGTGACGGTGTAGGACAGAACGCCACAAGAGTATTATCTCTATCCGTGATAGATGGCACTCTTAAGATCAGTGTTAAGAAAAACAGATATGGTATCAATAACAAAGAGGTGCTTATGATCTGGGAAGTAAACACAGGATACCTTAAGCCTCTCCTTAGTGAAAATCCAGAGGAGAGCACAGAGGATAAAAAGGATGATAAACCAGATGGAGAAAAGGATAAAGGAGGAGAGAAAGATTATGGTTTCTAAAGGCGGAGTACCTAAGGGGAGGATCATCCCTGTATATCTTACAGATGAGGGAGATGTGTACCCTATTTATTTACATGAGATGGGAGAGTTAGAGATTATACAGAGGCTTGTAGCAGGTATCTTAGATAATAAAATTGTGGTGGATACTAATACCAGAATTAACTCAGAGAATGATAAAATCTCTATTTTTGATTTAAGTAAGAAAAAATAATAAAAATTTCTCTAAATGTTACCTCTTTTTCTGATTAGGTTAAGTAAATCGGAAAAGGAGGTACTTTTTTATATGACGATTACAAGTAAGGAAGTAGCGGAGATGCTGGGAAAGAGGCACGATAACCTTTTAAGAGCGATCCGCAAATATATTACACAGTTAGGAGATGAGGCTCCTAAGTATTTCTCAGAGGATCCAGATAAGGGCGGTAGATTGTACCACATTACTAAGGCTGGCTGTGATCTTATGGCAGGGCGTATTATCGGAGCTCAGAGTGAGGCTTTTAAGACTAAGTATGCTCCAGTGTTTGGAGAGGAGGCTCCTGTAGAGGTGGTAGAGGAAAAGCAGGAGGAGCCACAGGAGAAAGCCTACACAGTAGAGGAGGTAGCCCAGATCTTAGGCTGTAGTGAGAGAAATGTATACAGAAATATCCATAGCGGAAAGCTGGAGGCTGTAGAGCGTGAGGTAATGATCCCTACTCTTAAGAAGTTTGTAACAGAGGAGGCTCTGGAAAAATATAAAGCAGGGAGGGCTAGTTAATGAACTACTTTGAAATGAAATGGAGGCTCTCCGCTTGCAGGATACAAGCAGGATACTCACAGGCAGAGGTAGCAGAGATCTTAGGTTGTAGTGATAAGACTATTGTTAGCTGGGAAACAGGTAAGACAGCTCCTAAGATGGAGAAAGCACAGGAGCTTAGTGATCTGTACGGTATCCCTCTGGCTTATATGGATTTTTCAAAGGCTGGAAACTCTACACCTCTTAGAGAGCGTGAGAGTGAGCCACAGATCCCAGCTTTTTAATTTATAGGAGGAAAAAAAGATGATTAAAGGACAGTTTGCAAAAAATTTACACAAAGCAGTTTCAGAGAGAGGGATTAAGCAGGTAGAGCTTGCTAAGGTGCTGGAGGTACCGCCTACTACAGTAAATGGGTGGATGAGAGGAGCCCATTTACCAGACATTGAGAAGTTAATGGAAATTTGTGATTATTTGGAAATGCCTGTAGGAGAGATGTTAGGAGATCATAGACATATTAACGATTTAGACGAGGTTAAGCATCTTATGGATGTATCGCTTAAACAGAAAGCCTATATTGAAAATTTAGAGGCGGAGCTTAATGAGTGTAAAATGTTAAATAATCAGCTTATGAGCGATCTGGATGCAGATGAGGGGCTTGCAGAAATTTGTGTGAATGAGTTTATTGCAGATACCATAAAGGCTGTAAAAGACGCTGGAGTAAAGAAGATTACGGTTGAGTTTTGATAAAGAAAAAGAGCCAGCTTTTGCAGGCTGGCTCCATCCAGAGGATTACTCCTCTTTAAGATTTTGTAGCTCATTGATGCGTTGAGCTAATCCCTTAAGTAGCTCCAGATCCTTATCTGATAGTGAGATAGATAGCTTAAATAAATCGTATAGAGAGGGCTTACTCTCTAAGATCTTTGAGATTAAAGCAGGATCAGTAGAAAACTTTTCCTGTGAGAAAATCTCTGGATCTCTTAGGAGATCCGTAGCATCTATCCCTAGATAAGTTGCTACAGCCTCAATCCTATCCATTCTAGGAGTGTTCTTTCCAGTACACCATTGAGAAACTGTAGAGGAGCTGTAGTGGAGATCGTTGATTAGATCTTGCTGAGTTTTACCTTTTACCGCTAGGTAGTAGGTAAGTGCTTTAGCAAATGTACTCATTGTTTTTACACCTCCTCTCCTTTGAGGGATAAGTTAATTATACAGTATTACAGAGAAAAAGTAAAGTAAAACAGAGATAAAACTCTGTAAAACAGAAAATTAGGTATTGACATCTCTGTAAAACAGGATTATATTATAATTGTTCTCTGAGAAACAGAGAGAACACAGAGGGGGTACTCCCCTCATATATTTTTGCTATCAATCTCTATTAAACAGAGAATGATATACAATAAAACAGAGATAAAGGAGGTACAAGCTAATGAATTTAGCAGAGTTGAAGGAGGCTTATAAAGCCAGAAAGTTAGCCTTAGACAGTGCAAAGAAAGAGGAGGAGAAATATAAGGCACTCCTTAAGGATGCGATGTTAGAGGCTGGAGAAAGTGATTACACGGATGAGGCTGGATACCGCTTTGAGCGAATTGTGCAGGAGCGTAAGAGCATGGATGAGGAAAAGCTCTTAGCAGAACTCCATGAGAGAAACCTTACTAGCTGTATCGCAACTAAGGAGGTTGTAGATGAGGATGCAACTCTTAAGGCGGTAGAGGCTGGAGAGTTGCCACAGGAAGTATTAGCAGATGCCTTAAAGGTAACAGAGGTAGTAATGCTTAAGCTCACAGCTCCTAAAAAGGCAAAGGCTAAAAAGTGATAACGATCTGGAAAACTCCAATAGTAGCCACAGTAGAGCAGGTACTTAAGGATCTTAAGCTCCAGCTCTACGGAGCAGGGCTACTTAAGGAGATTAAAAACACAGGATCGGATCTTATGTGTACTTGCCCTTTTCACGCAAACGGTAAGGAGCATAACCCATCTTGCGGAGTGCTCCTACAGCAAAAGGTAACAAAGGATAAGACCTACGAGGCTGGTACGGTGCATTGCTACACCTGTGGATACACAGCGGATCTACCTCAGTTTGTAGCGGATCTGTTAGGGCTGAGTAGCCCAGTAGAGGGCTTTAAGTGGCTGGTAAATCAGTACAACTACCAGACGGAGGAGAGAGAGCTCCCAGATCTGGATATGTACAGAGGATCCACAGCTAAATCCTCAGTACTGGAGGAGAGCTTAGTAAAGCAGTACACACAGAACCTCCTACAGAGTGAGGAGGCGTGTAGGTACCTACATAAAAGGCGGATAGCTAACTGGGTGCTAGAGGCTTATGAGCTGGGGTTTGATCCAGAGGATAAAACAGTGCTTTTCCCTGTAAGGGGCATGGATGGGAAAGTGATCTTTTACAAGGGCAGGAGCATAGCTGGAAAGCATTTTTATAACGCAAAAGAGGTAGATAAAACCTCCGTAGTGTTTGGGCTCTGGGAGATCCTAAACGGATCTTTTAGCTGGGGTACATCGGATCAGATAGAGGAGGTTTGGATTACAGAGAGTGAGATAGATGCTCTCAGCCTTATCTCTTATGGAGTACCAGCGGTAGCCATCATGGGATCACATATCTCAGAGGATCAGTGTAAAGAGCTGGAGCGTACACCTTTTAGGCGGTTTGTACTTGCCACAGATAACGATGATGCAGGGAGAAAAGGAGCCTCCCAGATCAAGAGGTTACTGATACCTAAAGGTTTTCGGTTTATCAACCTCAAATGGCATACGAGCCTAAAGGATATTAACGATCTTGTCAAAGAGTACGGAGATGGCTGGAAAGACCATCTCACAGGATATTAAAGGAGGAAAACAGGATGAGTAAAGGATTTATTACAGGAACAAATGAGGAACTTATTAAAGCGTACAAAGAGAGTAGAGATGAGAGCTATCTTAAAGAGCTCATAGAGGCTAACAAGGGGCTTATTAACCTTTTGGTATCCCCTTATTTAACCTCTATCCCTAATTCTGAGTTAGAGGATCTCACAAGTGAGAGTTACATACCGATGCTCAGAGCTATAGAGGATTACGATCCAGAGCAGGGAGTAGCTTTTTCTACTCTCCTTAAGGTCTATGTACGCCAGCACCTTAACCGTTTATACAACGAAGCTACACGCCAGAAAAGATTTACAGGTACCACTCCAGATAGCTTAGATCGGTTATCTGAGATCAATAAAGAGGTCGGTACAGAAACCGATAGCACCTTTGAGGTAGAGTGTAAGGATTTTAGCTCTGTAGAGTTTATGGATCTCTTAGATAGCTTACAGCTCAATGATAAGGAGCAGGTAGCGGTAAATATCCTCATGGCTGGAGGAGCTAAGGGAGAGATAGCTAAGGCTCTCAATATTACTAATGCCACCGTAAGCTGGCATATCAAAAACCTCAAAAAGAAATTTATTTTAGCTGGTTATCAATATGCTGTCTAAATAATCTGGGTGGATGTGATTAAGTTATTTATCACGAAAAGCAAGGAGGTAAGCGGTATGAGTAGTTTAAGAACCCTGTTAGCCATCTTAAAAGGAGAGGCTGTAGTGCTTACTAAAAAGAGTGAGCATAAGGCGGATGTGCTGGTAGGAAAGAATGTGGATAAGCATTTTGCTATCAACAGCATGGTAGGAGCTGTAAAGGCTTTGATGCTGTAGAGATAAAAAAAAATAATCAAGGAAAAACAGGAGGATACAGAAATGGGATTACAGGATCTTATTAACAAGTATGACAATGGAGGATTTTCTAAAACAGGCTGGTTTCAGTTAAAGGATGATGGAGATACAGCTACAGTACGCCTCCTCCATAAGGGAGAGGTAGGAGTAAAGGATGGAGAAACGGATTATGATTTTCCCATCTACGAGGTACACAAATTAGATGTAGACGGTAGCGGTAGAGATCGTACTTGCCTCTGTAAAGGAGAGAGCTGTGAGTTTTGTAAGAGCGGTAATAAGCCTCAGCTTAGAATGTTCTTACAGATGATTAACAAGGATGAGAAAGATAAGGATAAGCAGGTACAGCTCTGGGAGAGAGGCTTAACAGATATTAAGAACCTTATCGGCTTAGCTGGAGAGTACGGAGATCTCACTAAGAGAGATATTAAGATTAAGAGATCTGGAGCAAAGGGTAGCCTTAAGACTACATACCAGTATTTCCCTAAGGATCCTAGTGAGATGGAGATCCCAGAGCCTCAGAACTTAGTAGGCTCACTTATCTTAGATCTGGATCGTGAGGATCAGATTAAGGCTATCGAGGGCAGATTACAGCTTAGCAAGGGTAATAATAACGATAGTAACAATGATAGCGGAGCAGGAGCTACAAGAGTATTTTAAGTAAGTTGTAATCTCTTGGCAGACAAAACATAAAGGAGCGGATTGATAGGTATAAGTGTGAATGTGAGTGTTTACCGCCTAAATATATCCTAACATACAGAAAATGGGCTCATTGAGAGAGAACCTCTATAAAGCTGGGAAATGAGGTAAGAGTGAGGGGTAAAATTAAGAGCCCCTCATGTTTTTTTTTAACAGGAGGATACAGGATGGCAAGAGAGATACAGGTAGATATGAGTAGAGAGAGCGTGGATCTGGAGGATCTTAGTAGCCGATTAGCTCATAAAAAAGTATGTAATATAAATTTGAAAAGAAACCAGAATATCTTACTTAAAGGGCTGGAGGTAATAAATGAGCTGGTAAAGAGCGGTAGGCTCCATGCTGAGGGAGAGTATGAGATTATCCGTACTCCAGAGAGGCTTAAGGAAGTAATGGAAACTTACTTAACTGGAGTAAGTGAGTATGTACTGGATGTGGAAACTACAGGGTTGGATGTGTATAACGATATTTTAGTAGGTATCTGTTTATATAATCCAGATCTCCCTAGTTTCTATGTACCGTTTAATCATACGGATCTCCAGAATAAGAGAGTTGAGGGGCAAATGACAGAGGAGGAGTGTAAGGCGGTTATGCTCCCTTATCTGGCTAACGGATCCCTTAAGTGCATCAATCATAATATTAAGTTTGATGATAAAGTAGTTACTTTTCAGTGGGGGCAGAGGATAGCTAATGTATGGTGGGATACTAATATAGCTGGATGGGTACTCAATGAGAATGAGAAACATGGATTAAAACCGATGTATAACAAGTATATCCTCAATGGGGAGGGCTCAGATGAGGATTTTGGAGATCTCTTTGAGGGTATCCCATGTAACTATATCCCTATTGATATTTTCGCTATTTATGGTGCTAACGATGGTTTTAAAACATGGGCTCTGTATCAATTCCAGAAAAAGTATCTTAGAGAGGATCATCCGAGAGCAGACTACAGAAAGCTCTATCATGTGTTTAGAGATATTGAGATGCCTCTTATTGATGTTTGTATGGATATGGAGCTTAGAGGTGTAGAGATCCGTGAGGATTATGCTAAGGAGCTCTCTGTAAAATTTAATGCAGAGATGGCGGAGAAAGAAAAGCTCTGTGATGAGTATGTAGCTAAGTTTGATAAGTTTATAGAAGAAAATCCTACTCTTATGAGATTAACTAAGGGTACTAAGAAGATTAACTATAATAGCCCTCAGCAGGTGGCTTGTTTATTCTATGATATTTTCAAACTGAAAAGCGTATCCAGAAAAGAGCCGAGAGGCACAGGAGATAAGATAGTACAACAGCACAGAAATAAGGCTAAAAAGGCAGGTACTAAAAAGGGAGAGGAGTTTATCCAGTTTTTAGATAACTACCAGAGATACAAAGAGTGCGGAAAGCTATTAGGAACTTACATAGATAAGATCCCAGAGGTTAAGTGTGCTAAGACTAATGCAGTACATACCACATATAACCAGTATGGGGCTAAAACAGGTAGATTTAGTAGCTCCGATACAGTTACTAAGATCAATCTCCAGAACATTCCTAGCCATGAGAAAAGCATCCGTAAGATCTTTAGAGCCAGAGATGGTTATAAGTTTGTAGGTGGAGATTTTAGCCAGATTGAGCCACGAGTACTCTCTTATGTATCTGGAGATGAGGCTATGCAGGAGGCATACAGAGAGGGTAAAGATCTATATGCTATCATGGGATCTAAGGTTTATGGAGTGCCTTATGAGGATTGTAGAGAGTTTTATCCAGATGGTACGGTAAACGCTGAGGGTAAACACAGGCGTACAACTATGAAAAGCGTACTTTTAGGTATCATGTACGAGCGTGGAGCTAAAGCCATCGGAGAGCAGTTTGATAAGAGTGCTGAGTGGGCTCAGAAACTTATTGACGATTTTTATAAGAGTTTTCCTAAGATCCAACAGCTCCGCCTTAAGGTAGAGAAGATGGCGGAGGAGTACGGATATGTAACTACCATACAGGGCAGAAAGAGAAGATTGCCAGAGATGCAGTTACCAGATCACGATGATTACCGCTATCAAGAGGCTCACAGGCAGAGCCTTAACGCTGTAATACAGGGATCCAGTGCGGATATTATGAAATTAGCTATGATCGCTATTTACAACGATCCTCAGTATAAGGCTCTGGATTGCCACATGGTAATAACCGTACACGATGAGTTAATCATGGAGGTACCAGAGGATCATATTAAGGAGGGAGCAGATCTCTTAGTAAACACTATGAAAAGAGTAGGACACAGCCTTATAGATCTCCCTATGAGCGTAGATGCTGAGGTAAATGATTACTGGTACGGAGAAAACTTAGCGGATGAGTATTTAGAGGAGGAGTAAGCCTATGGGATATTTTCCTTTACCAGAGCTAAAGGGTAAGCCTAACAGGATCTTTGTAGATGGTAAAACTCTAAATCAGATAGCTAAGGAGAGCGGTATAAGGCTGGATACCGTACAGCATAGATATAGCAGAGGTATAAGAGATTATGAGGGCTTAACAAAGCCCTCTCATATCAGAGTAGAGCACGAAAAGGCACAGAGGAAAACCTACTCTATAATGAGTGCTGGAGAGAGAGTAATGGAGAGGATCTGGGAGCTGGATATACCTCTCCAGACTATCTCAGATAAAACAGGGATAAGCAGATCCACAATATACGCCTTTTTATATAACGGTACAGATCTTAGTAGTATGAGGCTTGCTAAGATCTGTAGCCTTTTAGGATTATCAATGGATTATGTAATGGGATTAAAGGAGAAACCAGATGGCAAAATGTAAATACTGTGGAGCTGAGGTAGCAATAGGGGAGAGATGTACCTATTGTGGCAGTAAGGCGGAGAGCTGGTACTACCCTGTAGCAGAAAAGAAACAGGAGCCTAAAAAGAAACAGACTATTACCCTTAATGCTGAGTATGATGATCTGGGTGCAGGTCGTAAGATTTTTAGAGGTAAATATTACATAGTGCAAAAAGGGGATAATCTCTGGAATATTGCAAAAAGGTTTTACGGAGCTGGAGCTGAGTATTACAGGATTGTGAGGAAAAATCATCTACAGGATCCTAACCATATAGAAGTAGGGCAGAAATTGTATCTTTAGGAGGTAAACAGTGAGATATAAAGTATATGATGAGGAAGATAAGAAAGAGAGAACTCTGGAGGAGTGCGTAACTCCTTTAGAGGTAGGATCTGTAAGGAGAGTGCAGGTTAAAAAGGGAGATACCAGAGAAGTACATCATTTTAGAGTATTGGAGGAGTTAAAGAGTGTTTGATTTTAACGGAGAAAATTTACAGGTTGGAGATAAGGTAATAGTGTATGCGAGCTACTTTAGCAGTAAATCTTATTATGTAGGTACTGTGGTAAAAAGAACTCCTACAGGGCTATTGGATATAGAGTATGGGGATGGTAAAAAAGAGAGATTTAAGAGTAACGGATATGAGTATCATAGATCCTCTGGATACGGTAGAACCTCACTTTATTTAGAGCCTTATACTGAGGAAAGAGGTAGGCAGGTTATACAGGAAAATAAGAGAAAGTGTATGGTAGGCTGGCTTAAGGAGTTTGATTATACAAAACTCTCTTATGAGGAGGCAGAGCAGGTATATACGCTGGTAGCAGGTTTGAAAAATTCATAAAATTAGTATCTAAGGAAATCTCCTTTATGTGATTAGGATCGATCAAAACATAAAGGAGGTTTATTTGATGGAGTATGTAAAGAGCCCACTTAACTATACAGGTGGAAAATACAAACTCCTCCCACAGCTTTTAGAGTTATTTCCAAAACAGGTAAATACCTTTGTAGACCTGTTTGCAGGGGGGGGAATGTGTCCGTAAATGTTAAGGCGGAGAAAGTAGTATTTAATGATCTCATGTGGCAGGTACCAGAAATGCTACAGGAATTTAAGAAAATCGGAGTTGAGGAGAGTCTTAGGAAAATTGATGGGTACATAAGCAGTTATGATCTATCTAAGGAAAATAAAGAGGGTTATTTAGCTTTGAGAGAGCTTTATAACAAAGGAAAATCAGATCCTTTAATGCTGTATACATTGATCTGTTATTCCTTTAATAATCAGATACGATTTAATAACAAAGGGGCTTATAATATGCCTTTTGGTAAAGATCGTAGTAGTTTTAATCCGACACTAAGAGAAAAATTTATTACTTTTGTGCAGAGGCTCCAGAGCATGGAGATACAGTTTAGCAGTAAGGATTTTAGAGAGCTGGATCTGGATACTTTGGGAGAGAATGATTTTGTATATTGTGATCCTCCGTATCTGATTACAGTAGCCTCTTATAATGAAAATGGAGGCTGGGGAGAGCAGGCGGAGAGAGATCTTTTAGCTAAGCTGGATACATTAGATAAAGCAGGAGTTAAGTTTGGATTATCTAATGTGTTTGAGAGTAAAGGAAAAGAAAACATAATACTTAAAGAGTGGGTTAAGGGATATAAAGTACATTATCTGGATCATACATACAGTAATTGCAGTTATCATAAAAAGGATAAGCAGAGTAAGGATATAGAGGTATTTATTACAAATTACTAGGAGGTGCGATAAGTGAGAGTTTATATAGCTGGAGCTATGACAGGTAGATTTGATTATAAAAAGTATTTTAATGAGGCTGAGGAGTTTGTAAGGAGTAAAGGGCATATAGTACTTAATCCATCATTTTTACCAGAGGGCTTAGCAGATTACTATAAGATTAACAAGGCTATGATAGATCAGTGTGATGCTATTTATGTTTTGTTACATTCTGAGAACTCAGTAGGAACTAAAAAAGAGATTGAGTATGCTAAATCTACCTGTAAGCAGGTAATTTATCAACAGGAGGCAGAAACAAAGGAAAAAGAGTGGGGGTGGAAAAAAGATCCTTATATTTATCCACGCTCTTTTTATAGTCCTGTAGGATATACTCCGTGGGATCCGTGGGGTAGAAGATTATAAGGTTAACTCTGAGGAGGCGTAAAAAGCCTCCTCTTTTTTTTTATCTAAATTTACTTACCGTTTGTGATTAGGTTACTTATCAATCAAAACAGGAGGATCAAGGATGGTAAGACGGATTAAAAGAAAATGGAGAAGATTTTACAGAACTCATAGAGAGGGCTGTGAGCTGGTAGGAGATTTTGTCGGAGCTTTAAGTATTTTTGTACTCTTATTTGAGCTCTATATCATCGGAGTTATGTTAGGAGGTCACTAATGGGAAATATAATTTTAGGGCTTTTGTTAGTCGGCTACATAGTGGTTACTATCGTAAATCTGGTAATTGAGGTAAAGAGAGATAAAGAAACCAGACCTCTAAGGATAAGAGAAAGCAGATCCCAGATGTATTTAGCTTTTGAGCTTGCCAGATTTAATAAAAATATTGAAAAAGCCAGAGAGGAGGCGGAAAAGTAATGGGATTAAAGAGCTTAATAGCAGTAGCACAAGGAAAAAATGCAGAGAGCGTATCCTTTGAGGATAAGTTTCTTAAAAATTATGAGGAGGCTGTAAAGGCTAAGGAGCTGGAGGAGAGGCAGGTAGCTCCCTCTGAGTATATCCGCCCATCCTCTATGTATGGCTGTGAGCGTATGTTATTTTTCCAGAGAGTACATGGAGGCTCCCAGAACGGAGAGCAGAGTGAGGTAAATCTTATTGAGATATGCCAGAGTGGTACAGATAGGCACTTAGACATACAGCACATAGTAGAGCGGATGGAGGGCGTAGAGTGCTTAGATCTGGAGGAAATGGTAAAAGAGGCACAGGCTAAAGGTATTAAAACAGAGTTTGTAGGCTGGAATGAGGATCATACAGAGGGCAGGTGTAAAAATGATGAGCTCTCTATTTATTTCCAGCCAGACGGAGTTATTAGATTTAATGGTAAGGATGTAATCTTAGAGATTAAAACAGAGAGTACTTACCAGTTTAGTAACCGTTATGAGCCTAAGGCGGATCATAAGTGGCAAGCTACTTGTTACGGTATGGGGCTGGGGATAGATTATATCCTTTTCTTTTATGAGGATAGAAATTTCTGTAAAAAGAAACCGTACCTCTGGAAAATAACCGATGAGATGAAACAGGCAGTACTTAACAAGATACGAACTGTAAACAATGCTTGTAAAACAGGGATCCCTCCAGAGAAAGATGATAGCAAGTGTACATACTGTAGATATAAAAATGAGTGTGCTTTAGTGGATGCTGGTAAGTGGGTATATCCTAACCCTCCAGAAAAGCCTCAGATAGCCCAGAAAGATACAAACAGAAAAAAGGCTAATAAGTCTACAGGTAAAAAGAAAAAAGCCTCTACAGGGCAAAATACAGCGTTGAGAGCGGTATGTGGTAACTGTGAGCATTGTGGTAGAGAGATAGGAGCTTACTACTGTAGCATTGATAAAGAGGGATCTATGTATGTAGATCGCAGAAAGAAATGTAAGTTTACTCCTAGCAGATTTAAGGGGGTACAGGATGGCAAGTAATAACATCGGTAAAACCTTTGAGCAGGAGTTTAAGGAGTGTGTACCTCCAGATTATTACCTGTACCGCCTAAAGGATGATACAAGCGGATTTTATGGAGTATCTAATCCATGTGATTATATCCTTTTCAGATCTCCTTATCTCTTTCTGGTAGAGCTTAAAACTCATAAGGGAAAGAGCATACCGATAGCTAAGATCAGACCTAACCAGATACAAGGAATGGAGAAAGCTACTCATTATGAGGGAGTGTATGGAGGTTTTTTAATCAATTTTAGAGAGCTGGAGGAAACATATTACATAACCGTACAGGATGTGATCCAGTTTACTCAGACGGAGGAGAGAAAGAGCATACCTGTAGAGTGGTGCAGGGATCACGGAGTAAAGATAGAGCAGAAAAAGAAAAGAGTAAGATACAGCTATGATCTGGAGAGCTGGTTAAGTAGATATTTTGGAGGTGTGAAATGAAAGTAACTCAGTGTACAGGAGAGGGGCAGGGATCATGTAAGAGATGCTCCGATAAGGGAAAGTGGAATAGAAATTGGATGTGCTTTTTATACAAGATTGAGGGCTATGAGGGTTGTTATTGCTCTGATTGTGTAAAAGAGATCAAAGCGGAGGCAGGTGTAGAGGATGGTACAGAGCGATAAATTAAAGAAAATCATAGCAGAGGTAAAAGAGGAGAGCTCCCCTGTAATAACCCTATCAAATGAGTTAATAGTAGATTTTAGTAAGGAGCTTGATAGTGCTATCTCAGAGCTGGATATGATTATGGAAAGCATAGGAGAAAACTCTATAGAGGATATACCAGATAGCCAGATAGAGTATTACTGTGTTAAGATCCCAGCCCTTATGTACTATGCAGGGCAGAGAGTAGAGGAGCTGGGTATGCAGGTAGATCTAGCCTCTAACGCTAAGAAAAGTGCTCAAAATGAGGCGATGGTAAAAGTATCTGGTACTGTGCAGGAGAAAAAAGCCAGAGTAGAACAGCTCACAGAGGATAAAGCCTTAGTAGAGGCTATTTACCGTAGAGCTTATAACAGCCTCAAAGTTAAGTTAGAGATGGCTGAGAAGATCTACAGCGGATTAAAGAAATCTCTATCAAAGAGGATAGCTGAGGTAGATCTGGATAGATTTAGTAAGGATAAATATACCAGAGAGCCAGAGGATCCTATGGAGGATTAAGCCTATGGAGCGGTGGGCTTATGAGTACTTTAGGAGACAAGCCATAGAGGATAGATGTAAGCAGGAGGCACAGTGGCTAATAGATAATCCTAAGGACAGTATCCGTAAAGTGGCTAGAGAATTTTGTATAAGTAAGAGCCAGCTACATAGAGATCTCCATGAGCTCAGAAATATAGATGATGATCTCTATGTACAGTGTAGAAATATTTTAAGGAGGCATAAAAGACGATGTTTATAAGAGTTGAGGATCAGAGCGGAAACCTTACTATCTGGCTTAATGTGAACCAGATAGCAAAGCTGGAGGAGAGCAGGAGCTCAGAGGAGATAATGGGATACAGTGTAACTACTGTGGATAATAAGGAGTATTACTCTCCAGATGTTAAGGCTATACAGGCTTTATTGATGCCAGTAGTTGTAATGGAGCCAGAGGGCGATATTGTAGAGGAGCTTAAAAAGCTGGATATGATGAGAGATGTTATGGCGAGGTGTTAGGTATGGAGGAAAAATTAGATAAGTTTTTAGCGTATCTGGAGGAGAATGGTGTAGAGATCTCTGGAGAAACAGCTTTTAAGTGTGATGATGGGATTGTACTCTTTAGCCCTAATGAGGGAGGCGGAGTAGATATAGCCATTATCAGAAATGTAATTGAGTTAAATTACAACTTAGGTATCACGGATGCAGATGTAAACCTCTTTAATACGGAGGTAGGTATTATGCAGGAGTTAGGAGGAGAGCAGTAATGGAGTGTTGTGGTACTTGCGGTAATAATTGTTACGATGGTGGAGAGTTTGTATGTAGCTGTGAGGCTAGTGATGCTTACGGATGCCCTACAGCTTATAACGATACTTGTAATGAGTGGTGTGAGAAAGGAGATAATTAAAATGACAGGAAAAGAGTATGTAGAGTTAGCTATGAGAACTAATGACGGTAACGCAACAGGTAGGATCGAAAAGGCTATTGAGCTTTTACATAGACCAGATAAGCCTAAGTGATTTAAGCCTGTAGTAGAGGATCTGGGAGGAGTGCTTAACGGATGCTTAGGGCTTGCAGGAGAGGCAGGAGAAACTCTGGATATGATTAAAAAGTGGATTTTCCACGAAAAGGATCTTGATAGAGAGTATCTTAAAAAAGAGCTGGGAGATGTAATGTGGTATATGGCTATGATCTGTTATAGTTTTGGTTTCGATCTGGATGAGATCCTCCAGATGAATATTGATAAGCTCAAAGCCAGATACCCAGAGGGATTTGATACAGAGAGAGCTAATCATAGAGCGGAGGGAGACATTTAATGGCGGAGATAGATAACCTCATAGCAGAGGTAAATAAGAAGTATAAAACGGATATAATCCGTAAAGCATCGGATCTTAAGGGGATAGAGTTTATCCCCTACACCTCTCCTATGATGAATTATTTAACTAGAGGAGGAGTACCTGTAGGGAGGATCATAGAGCTGGTAGGATTGCCTCAGAGTGGAAAAACTACTACAGCTCTGGATATTATCTCTAATTTCCAGAAAAAGTACACAGATAAGTACTGTGTATATCTGGATGCAGAAAATACAATAGATAAGGAGTGGGGAGAAACTCTGGGGGTAGATTGGAGTAAGGTAATACTCATCCAGCCAGAGAGTGAGTACGGAGAGGAGCTCTTAGATATGCTTTTAGACTACATAAGATCTGGTAAGATCGGCTTAGCAGTATTAGATAGTGCTCCCTTTATTATCCCTAAAGCAGTACAGGAAAAAGGCTTAGATGAGAAAAGCTATGGCGGTAACAGTGCTCTTATGAAAGCCTTTTGCGATAAGGCGGTACCGCTCTGTAAGAAAGTGGAGTGTACTTTTCTGATGATTAACCAGCTCAGAGAGAATATTGGAAATCCGTATAAGCCTTATAAAATTCCTTGCGGTACAGCAATAGCTCATGCGTGCTCACAGATTTTATGGTTTACAAAGGGATCCTTACTGGATGAGAAGTATAAAGAGGTAAGTAGCGGATATGCTAACCCTAGTGGTAATCTGGTAAGCGTGAAAGTGGAGAAAAATAAGGTTACTAAAAATGATCGTAGGCTCCAGACTTACACACTTAACTACAGTACAGGAGTGGACGAGATTAAGGATACCTTAGATCTGGCTATTATGCTGGGGATCATCTCACAGGCTGGGGCGTGGTTTAAGGCTACTCTTAAAGACGGTAAAGAGCAGAAAATGCAGGGATTTAACGGAGTGCAGGAGTTTTATTACAACGATCTGGAGGAGTTGGAGTATCTTAGAAAACAGGTATATGAGGCAGGGATGGTATGAGAGAAGTAGAGGAAACCTTAGCACATAACCTTAGAGAGGTAAGAGAGAAAAAGGGCTACACTCTAAAAGATGTGGTAAAAGGTACAGGATATACAGAGGTAAGTATAAGTAGATGGGAAACAGGTACACGGATCCCTAAGGCTACAGTACTTTACAATCTGGCTAAATTTTATGGAGTATCTGTAGATAGATTTTTCTGGAAATAAGAGCAGGAGGAGGCAGTAAAAAGCCTCCTCTATTGTTTTATATAGGGGATATATAAAAAGTGTTGACATTATTATATAGGGGGTATATATTATAAGTGAGGTAAGGAACTAGATACAAACTGAAAGAGAGGTAAGCAATATGAGATATAAAGAGGATAACAATAACAGATACAGAGTAAACTTTATGAGAGCTACAGAGGAGCTCATGGATGCCCTCACAGTTGAGAGCTTTATCTCTTACTTAGAAGAAAATGCAGAGTTTGAGGATTATACAGTAGAGTACATTGACGGTAAGTGTGTTAAGTGTAGAGCCTATGATCTCACAGAGGAAAACAGCAAGCTCCATAAGGAGTTTTTAGTAACAGAGGATGGCAGAGTATTTTACTGGAGAACCTTATTAGATAAGATCGAGTTAGTAGATACTGAGGAAGAAAAGCAGGAGGTACAGGAGATGGTAGTAGATTTTAGAGAGGCTAAGGAAGTTGCAAAAGAGGTAGCTAAGGAGCTTACAGAAAAGGATAGTAACTGGAAATGGAGAGTACAGGTATTAAAGAGTGAGATCCGTGTATGGTGGGGATACTTACAGTACTGTGATACAGAGGATAGCCACTTTACTATCAAGATGAGTGATAGAGAGGATGAGCGTGGAACTGATACAGATTTTATGGTAGCCAGAAATGAGCATGATGAGTATATGACAGGTAGGATTATCGGAGTAGATGAGTGCTGGCAGGATGGAGATCTTAATACTTGTGTAGCAGGATTGCTTAGAGGGATTGCTACGATAGCACATAGTAGATATTAGGAGGTAGGAAATGAAAATTAAGAGATTAAAGAGAGCTAAGTTTGGTACAGATAGAATAGCTAGAGTAGTTACAGGATATGCCCTCTATGAGGAGGGCAAGGGCTACATAGCTTTTAGCTCAGATAGAGATGAGTTTGGTATCTTAGCTCCATATATTCCCTGTGGAGGGAAAAGAGCTTTACAGAGTATCTTAGATGCTGGAGGCTTTTGTAGCTTTGATGGTATGGAGTATGTACAGGAGTTGGGAGCCTAAGGGCTCCCAGATTGGAGGGAAATATGTTTACAGTTTATATTAAGAGTGCTGGTACAAAGAAATACTTTACAGAGTTTGAAACAGAGGCGGAGGCTGAGAGCTTTTGTAGAGAGTATGGCTGGGAGTGGGTAGATGAGAATGAGTTTGTATGGGATATGGATTATGAGGAGGTGCGGAGATGAGTATACACGGAGTAAATGCTAGACAGCTCCAGATAATAGGTATCCTTAAGGAGGCTAAGTGTACAAACACAGCGGAGCTACAAGAGGAGTTAGGAGTATCTAGGAGAACACTTAGAATGGATATAGCTTATCTTAAGAGAGTGTATCCAGATAAGTTAATAACCCACAGAGGCAGATATACAGGCGGTTTAGAATGGGTAGAGTAATAAGGAGGCAGATGATTTATGTTAAGAAAAGATAAGTTGTTAGGCGGAGTATTAGGGTTAGCTATAGGAGATGCTTTAGGAGTACCTGTAGAATTTGTGCAGAGAGAAGTATTAAAGAGCTCTCCTGTGGAGAGTATGGAGGGTTATGGATCTCATAACCAGCCTGTAGGTACATGGAGTGATGATACGAGTATGGTATTAGCTACATTAGATAGTATGTGCAGGGGCTTTTCTACAGATGGTATGATGGAGGCTTTTTCTAGGTGGTATAACATGGCAGAGTATACGCCTTTTGGAGAGGTGTTTGATATTGGAGGTACTACCAGATTAGCTATCCAGCGGTACCTTATGGGAGAAAGTGTTAATGATTGTGGCAGTAGTGATGTGTTCAGTAATGGAAATGGCTCTCTTATGAGAATGTTACCGATGATTTTATATCTTGATGTTACGCCTATTAACTCTAATGCTGTAGATCTTATTTATAAGGTATCTGGTTTAACTCATGCTCATCTAATTAGTAAGATAGCTTGTGTATACTATGTTTATATTGGGATGTATCTTACGGTGTATAGTGATAAAAATGAGGCTATGGAGGAGGCTATAAAAGCGGTAGATGAGTATTATAAAGATACCGTATACCCAGATACAAGGCTGGGAGGTCTTAGCAGGGTATTTACTCTTTCTGAGGAGGATATAAAGAGTAGCGGATATGTAGTAGACAGTTTGGAGGCTAGTATCTGGTGCCTGTATAATTCAAACTCATATACAGAGGCAGTATTAAGAGCGGTTAATTTAGGAGAGGATACAGATACTATAGGAGCTATTACAGGATCCTTAGCTGGGTTATTTATTGGAGGAGAGCACCTCCCTAAAGAGTGGGTAGACAGTTTACAGGCTAAGGATAAGATATTACAGATTGTGGATAGATTTTATGAACAGTATAAATAATGGAGGTATGTAGAGATGGTAGATCCGTTTGATCTTATGATGTTTAATAAGCAAGATACTATAAGTGTTGAGAAACGAGTTGAGTATTATAAAAAGTGGTTTGAGGATTGTAGGGCTGTAAAATTATTAAAGGATTTTAAATTTCCTGTAGATAGGATAGAGGCTTTAGAGGCTATAAGAGCTCTTAATACTGAGTTAGCAGATTTATACATGGTATCAATTCCTGTTATTACTTGCTGGGTAAGGGATGATAACTATGTATCAGCCACAGGGGAGATATATCTTACAGAGCCAGAGTTAGAGCCTTTTTTACATCAATTTAGGCACCATTTACAGAATGTGGAGCGTAAGTATGACAGGAGAGGATTAACAGCGGAGGGGCTTAATGGATTATATTACAAGGTACCATATACTAAGTGTGTATATAAACTTTATGGGGAGGATGATGCCAGAGCGTGGGCTAGGATGGTTATTGAGTTAGCCTCATAAATGAGTTATAATATAACCACTATATAAAAAGGTAGGTGGTTACATGATAAAGAGATTGAGCGTAATAATAGCTTTAGGTATTGCACTATCCTTATCAGCCTGTGGAAATACAGATAAGGCGGTAAATGAGCCCACAGAGGCGGAGAAAGTAACGGAGGCTATAGAAAGTACTCCAGAGGTAACAGAGGAGCCAGAAACAGCCACAGAGGAGGCGGAGGAGCTACCTGTAATCTATGCAGATGATGAGGAGATCAATTTATATCTGAATAGGTATAATGAGGCTAATATGGGGCAGGAGATAACAGCGGATCAGTTTGAGCCTTATAAGCATCATGGTAGCGTACATAAGAACCAGATAAAACTTAAAACAGAGGAAACTACTATATCAGCTACAGGAACTAAGGTAACAGTATATTTAGAGTATAAGGATCTGGAGCAGTATAAGGAGGCGTTTCTGAGGTTTGCAAAGCCCTTTAGTGATACCGATATAGAGAAATGCTGGGAGCAGGTTTTAGTGGATGATACGAGGGTTATAGAGTTTGATGGATTTAGTACAGAAACCAGTAAATTTAATGGAAACATAGAGTATATGAGTATCTATGGATCTATAGAGTAGGAGGATTATATGAAAATCGGAGTAAGAAAACCTAGCCTTAAAAAGGCTATCAAAGCAAGTACTACAGGTAAGGCTAAGAGAGCGGTAAAGAAAGCAGTTAATCCTCTGTATGGTAAAAAGGGTGTAGGGCTGGCAAAGAACCCTAAGAGAGCTGTAAAAAATGCTGTGTATAAGAAAACCACAGTAGGATTAAAAGATTTACTCAAATAGGAGGGCGTATGGAGGAAAGATTTAAGGATATGACACCTTATGATAGAGCTGTGAGGATCTCTCTTTATTCAAATAGAGTAGGTAAGATGGAGGAGCAGAAAGATCACACAGAGGATCCAGAGGCGGTAAAAGCTCTGGAGGAGAAAATAAAGGAAACGCAGGGGCTCATAGATGAGCTATTAGAGCTATTTCTGTAAGGAGGTATCTATGGATAATGAAAAGCAGAAACAGGAGGTAATAGACTTTCTGGAGAATACTTGCACAGGGGCTAAAATGATGGGAGATGAGGAGGTAATGATAAGAGCCTCCAGAGCACTCTTAGCATTTAAGGCAGATGTGCATAAGGATATTTTCATAGAGGAGAATGTGCTGGAGTTTTAATACCAGAGAGAGGATCTTAGGATCCTCTTTTTTTGTCTAAAAATACTTACCGATTGTGATTAAGTTATGTATCAGCAAAAGAGAGGAGGATCCGATGAGGAGAGAAGATTTAGAGGAGCGTTTGGATACTGAGGTAACAGTTACGCTCTTTGATGGAAGTGAGTACACAGGAGTACTTAGACAGTGTGGAACTGACTATGTAAGGGATAATGATAATTTATTTCTGGCAGGTAGAAAGTATTACTTTATAGAGATGGATTATGATATTTCCTGTATTTTTAGATGTTCCCATGTAAAAAGATGCAAGTATGCAGGAGGAGCAGGATGATAAAAGCTAGATATATAGGGGTAGAGTGTGAGCTCCAGAGCGGTAAGGTGTATCCGATTAAAACCAGATGCACAGGAAATAAACTGGTGGTATCGGTAAGAGCTTATAAGTTTGAGTATAACTCTCTGGAGGAGTTTCTTAAGCGGTGGAAAGTAGAGGCGGTATATCATGGGTAGAGCTGAGAGGCGTAGGCTTGAAAAGCAGAAAGGTAAGCAGGTAAAAACCTATAATCTAACCAGATCACAGCTCCATAATGCAGTAAGGCAGGTAACAGAGGAAGATCTTAAGAGGATCAAACAAGAGGCTATGGAGGATGCCATAAATACAGCTATGACATTACTCTTAGTACTCCCTATGGAGGTACTCATGGATCATTACTGGAAAAAGACCTATGCAAAGAAGATACCAGAGTTTACAGAGCTGGTATTACAGTACTATGAACGCTGGCAAAATGGAGAGCTAGATATGGATGAGATGAAAAAGGATCTCTGGGAGTATGGCGGAGTGAGATTAGAAGAAAGAGAGGCAGAATAACATGAGTTTAAGAGTAAAAGCAGGTATTGATTTAGAGGAACTTAAAAAGTACGGATTTAAGACAGGTAAAGAGTGGGCGGATGCTGGAGAGCGTTGTTTAGAGGGTATCGGCTATAAGTATCAGCATGAATGGTACCATAAGTTTTTAATGGATGCAGATGAGCCTAGCAAGATTGCTTATATTGCAGAGGATTATGATATTCCATGTGTACAGATTTCAGTAAGGACAGAGCATAGAGATTTGTATGTAGATGTAGCAGTAGAGGGTACTTATCATGTAGGAGGATCAGAGCTGGATATTGTAACAGATACTATCTATGAGCTTACACAGGCTGGAATACTGGAGGTAGTACCAGAAGAAAGCGAGGGTAAATAATATGGCTATCAGAAATGTGCTACACATGAGCCAGCTAAAGGCGTTTGAGGAGTTTCTGGAAAGTAAGGGCTATTTGATTATACCTACAGTAGGAGCGTATGAGGTACTTAGAGCCCAGAAACCTAAGAAAGATAGAAAACCTAAGGAGAGTCCTGTAATTGTGTATAGAAAAGGCGGAGCTAAGGAGCATTTATCTATTATGGATAAAGATTTTTATTTAGTAAATGAATTTTTGAGAACTAAGGAGGCTGAGTAATGTTTTGGTATGTAGTACTTGCAATTTTAATATTAGCAGGAGTAACTCTGGTAGAGAGTTTTTTAATAGTTTTTGTAGCTGGCTTGTTAGGGATTGGAGTTTCCTTTAAGGTTATTTTCTTTGTGATGTTTGTTATCAATTTCTTTATAAAAGGGGGCAGTAGTAAGTAAATGAAAAAGAAAATTAAGAATTGTACATTTAAGGAGTTTACAGGGTGGGCTAACGCTAGAGCCTGTGATGGTAGATGGAGTATGTTAGATGCTATGAATAGTATAAGTGTAATTAGTATGGTGTACGAGGTAAAGCCCATTTTCTTTAGAGGCAGGGTTAGAGAGGCTTTATGGAGAAAACTTAGGGATCAGTATTTAAACATGGAGGCAGAGATAGAGATTGAAAGATAGTACAAGAGCTAAGAGCTCAAAACAGGAAAAGCGTATAGCTAAGGCTATAGGAGGTAGGCAGGTAGTAGGATCTGGATCTACTCCATTCCTAAAAGGTGATGTAATAGCAGGAGCTCTCTTTATAGAGGCAAAAACAAAGATGAACCCTAGCCAGAGTATCACAGTAAAAAAGAGCTGGATAGATAAGGCTAAGGAGCAGAGCTTAGCTATGAGAAAAGAGGATTATGCCATAGCGGTATCCTTTGGAGATCCTAAGGAGTATTACCTCATTGAGGATAATTTAATGGAGGATCTGTATAAGAGCAGGGAGGCACTCAGAGCGGTTATAGATGCTATTGGAGGAGTAGATCACGATCCATTAGGGTTAGAGAGTGCAGAGATTTACAGAATAAGAGAGCTGATAAAGGAGGCATATTAGATATGTGTAAAATTAGTGAAATGAACTTAGAGACAGCTAAGTACTATGGATATGAGGCACAGAGTAACCAGTTAGTAGAGGAGTGTGCAGAGCTCATACAGGCGGTAAATAAGTATCGTAGAGTAGAAACAGGCTTAGGACAGCCTGTAGCGGAGGATAAAAAGGCTATTGCCAGAGATAACTTAGTAGAGGAGATCGCAGATGTAGAGTTAATGCTGGAGCAGGTAAAGTATCTCCTCCAGATCCCAGAGGATGAGCTCTTAGCGGTTAAGACCTTTAAGGTAAACCGTACCAGAGAAAGAATGGAAAGCAGTAAATAAAATATTTTTCAAAAACTATCTAAATTTTCCTCATATTGAGGATTAAGTTATTTATCAATAAAAATAACACACATAGAAAAGGAGAAAAATCTATGAGAGCATTTAAAGGATTTAACAAGGATCTTACCTGTAGAGGCTATCAGTATGAGGAGGGTAAGGAATTTCACACAGAAAGGGCGGAGTGCTGTGATACAGGTTTTCACGCTTGCGAGTATCCGTTAGATTGTTTCGGATATTATGATCCAGCACATAGCGTATTCCATGAGGTAGAGTTATCTGGAGAGATGGATAAGAGTAATGATAATACTAAGGTATGTGCTACTGATATTAAGATCGGAGCTAGATTATCTATTGCAGGACTTGTAAAGATGGCTATTGATTTTACCATGAGCAAGGTAAACAAAGAGGCAGGATCAGACGAGCGACACGGTTTTGCATCCGCTACAGGGGATTGTGGAGCCTCATCCGCTACAGGGTATAAAGGAGCCTCATCCGCTACAGGGGATTGTGGAGCCT